GCTTCGTTATTGTAGCCACCACCTTTTTTACGAGCAGGAATGAAACCACGAAATGCTTTAGTACTAGACATGTTTCATCTCCTTTTATTATGAGGAAAGACTAGTCTTGAAAAGAAGGTTGTCTTCCTCTTGTTGTTACTGATTTACTTGAGTTCGTTATCGGCATACGAGAATCAGAACTTTTCATTAGCTGTGCATTAACTGCATCCATCATATCATTAGCCTTTTTCTCATAAAATCTTTTTCTAGCCTTTACTTTACCTGTTGGCATTTTTGCTAGTGCTAAGTCTCCACGACAGACTGCACCAAGATAACGACCTTCTTCCCTCACGAAGGAAGTGACTGCCATTTCAGGAACTTCATCAGGAGTCACGAACACCCATCCTTCCTGTTGTTTCTTACCAACATTCATGATGTCATCCTGACCTTTGAGTGTTATTCGTAGCCAACGAAGAGACATTCCTTCATTATCAAACCTTGCTTGTACAGGATCTGGTATATCCAGAGCATCTGGCTCCTCAAAAGTCCATTCTTCTTCTCTTGTATTCTTTTCCCTTATTTCAGTACTACGTGATTCATTTCGTGTATTCATAATTATCTCCCACGCTAATTTGTGTAAACATCTGTATAATCACCTTCGGCTTTATTAACCTTCAGCTTTTCAGAAGCATACGTTTCAAGTGGTATATTCCATTTTTGAGCAAGCCTTACATCTTCTTGTGAGAGCTTAACTTTGTTTTTAGAACTCGGGGAAGAGCGAGAACTCCCCGATACCACTTGAGCAGGTGCTGACGTGCTTTCCTGCATACGTTCTTGAGCTTCTCCAAACTTTTGTGGAAAAGCCTTTTTGATTCTTTTATTAACTTCTTGATAGAAGTCCTGATCATTAGGATCATATCCTTCTCCCTTAAGCTCTGCATCTATTGCCAGTGCAGCAGCCGTCATTACATTATCCTTGCCAAACCATTCATTTGTTGCAGCCCATTCTTCTGCTTTGGGATCAGGTGAACGAGCTTGTTGTCTAGGGGCTTGTCTTTGTACAGGCTGTTGTGCTTGTTGTTCATAATCTATTTTTGCAGAACTTACAGCCCTTAAATCAGCTTGTGTTTCATTCAATATTTCCTGTGCTCTTAAAACTTTTTCCTTATCCCCCTCTTCAAAAGCTTCCAGATAAGCTCCTCTGGCAAGTTCTATTTTATCAGTTAACTGTTTTTCTGAATTATCAAGAGTAAGTTTACTTATTTCCTGTACTTCATTATTCTTTTGACTAATATAGCTAACTAATTCTTCATTTTTCCCCATGAGAGTTTCAATTTGCTCATCACGTTCTTTTCTTTGCTGAACTAACTGCCTAATTCTTTTTTCGGCTCCCTTTGTCTGTATGCCATCCAGTTCTTCAGGATCTTTTTCTTCTGAAGTTTCGATAACTTCTTGCTTTTGAGTATCAGGTTTAGTTGCTGAACTGTCAGACTCTTCGACTTCATACTCAACTTCTTCTTTTTCTGGAACTTCTACTGTGTTCCAATTTTCATTTTCTGCCATTATTTCCTCCGTTGTTTACGAAACAAACGATTTACGTAATACTATTATACCACACTTTTAGTCGTTTCCCAAATTATGCTGAACCTTTTCCTAAATTAAATGTAGGATCAAGATCTTTAGGATCACCAACTCTCATTACAATCTGATCATCAAAGAGAAGAATAAGTCTTACTCCCTGATAAAATAACTTGGTTCCTGCATGTTTTCCATAACAGACATGATCTCCTACCTGACACCATGCACCATTGGGAAACTTGTCAATATCCCTATAAGCTAAGTCTCCCAAGGCAATGACCTTACCGACTGTTGTCAGATAAGACATATCATCCTTGGTTGAATCCGGTATGAAGATACCTCCTTTTGTTCTACTCTTTATGGATACGGGTCTGACCAGAACATGAAAGCCCGGTAACTCTGGTAATATAACTGGATCATCGACTTCAATTTCACTTGACATCCATTCATCATTCTTTAAAGCTTTACCTAATTGTACCTGTTGCATATTACTCCTCATGATATAATCGTTTCTTAACGATATCTGTTAAATTATTTCTTGCCCATTCCAGACTTGAAATAGAACCTACAACTTGTCGATAATGGGCATAGTCTTCAGCAGAACCATTACCTAAAGAAACTCTCAGTTTATTAATTTCTTCATTAAATTCCTGTATAACTTCATCCCATATCTCCATTACATTGTGCTTTTACGAGATACCTTTTTAGGACTAGGCCATTCATAAGAAGTCTTAGGTTCCCATTCATCCAAGACACCCATATCTGGACGTTTACCCCATTGCTCTTCTTTTAGTTTCATTGGATCTCCAAAAGTTTGTTTAGGTTTACCCGTCAAGTGTGTCGGATAACCTTTGAAAACACCCTTAACAGTTTTCTCATGTTCAGGATATCCTTTACCCTTCTTCATCATTTGTTTTCTCCTTCTTTAATTGTTCTAAGGCAAGTTTTACCAAAGCATTTAAATTCAGTACTTCTAAATCATGTGTTTCTTTTTCTCTATCTTTTATCATTTCTTTTAAGAATTGAGTTAATTCCTTTCGATTAGATTCTTCCAGTTTATCTTCTTCCAAACCATGTTTAGAAAGTAAATCCATAACTTTTAAATCTTTTTTAGATTCTTTATCTGTTTCCAATAGTTCTTTTTTTACATTTTCAGAAGCATTAGATTTAAGTATATCTATTATCTGTTCATTTTCTTCAAGTTCAAGTTTCTTATTTTTGAGTTCCATCTCAGCAGCTTGTACGGCTGTATCTGATTGCAGTTTCTGTTGTTGAAGTTGAACCTTCTGTTGTTCAAGTTCTACCAGTTGTTGTTCTGGTGTTGGTTGAGGTGGTTGCTGATTAGCTTTCAAGACCTGCTGTGCTGCTTGTGACATAGCCATTTCAATAGCAGCAGGTTGCTGTGCCTGTTCAGGAGGTGCCTGTTGAAGCATTTGCTGTGTCACACCATTCATCTGTTCCTGATACTTCATAACAGAATGTTCCTGTATATTGGCTTCAAGTACAGGTTTAATACGAGCCATGATAGGATTAGCCCCATTCTGAGGATCTTGCAGATAAGCTGTCTTGGTCTGAATATGAGCATCATGGTTCTGTCCGGGGAAGGCTGTAATAGGAATACCCTTTGTTGCTGCCATAATATCAGATACAGGATCTAAGGGTTGGGGTTCAATCTTGGGTGGCAGTATCTGTTCTAAGTTAGGCATATTAGCTGCATGCAGAATTGTTCTATTCAGTTCTTCTAGGTTAAACATTCCCGGTGGAGATTGCTGTGCCATTTGCAAGGCCATATTTGCCAGCATCATACGATGGGCATTAGAAGGAATATTAGGATCGGAGACAGGAATAATATCTACCCGGCCATCAAAATCCTGTTTAAAAATACTTCTATCTTCAAAGGGAACTTCATAAGGATACTGATCAGGAAGATAATCATAATCTATCTTACCTAGTATCCTGAACTCATCCCTTTGAGATTTATGTAACCGTTTATGTATGGCTGTGAAAAACTTACTGGAAGCTTCTAACAAAGCCATTGTTGTTCCAACGGGTCCATAGGAGGCAGCATCAGAGATAACTTGCTCTGTACTGTCCGCAAACTTCTGACCAGCAGCAGCTACGAATTGTAACATCTGGTAGAGCGTTGCGGAAGGCTCTTTATAGGGCAGGGGAATTATAGCCCTAGATAAATCTATCCCAGTTGCTTCAACCTCCTTGAACTCACCGGGAGCAATCGGGTCATTATCTCCGACCATTCTTACTCCCTTGGCCTTAAAACCTCCGGGCAAATTAGCGAACTGACCTGCATCAATGAGGGAACGCATAGCAGCAGTTGCACTCATGGTGAGATTGCCCAAGAAGTGTATAAGACCCAACCCGTAAAAACCAAAGCCCGGTACAAACCTGTAGTGAACGAAATGACTTCGTTTCTCTTTGTTTGGATCATTCGGTTCATAGTTTCTACGAATACTTAAAATTGTTTTTGACTGTTCTTCTATAGTTACAATATAAGGTAAGGCAACATCTGAATCTTCTATATCAAGATAACAGTGTTGTTCTAACAAAACATATTGTGGATCATTATCAAAAGAGGGAGACAATCCGATAATTGTGTCCATCTTTTCAGCAAAGGATGTTATACCTTTTTGTGAAGGTGTGGGTAGTTCCATTTCTTTATAAACACCAGCCCTCATATCATGACTAAGATCTACAGGACTTTTATAAATAACATGTGTATATCTATCAGCATTCCTCAGATCAGTAGCATAGTAAGATACATAGAACTGGTCTATCGGTATAAATTCTGAGGAGGGTCTTTTCAAAGTTGAGTTATAATAGATCTTTTTAAAGGCTGATCCTATCAGGGGGAGATGGAATAACATTCTTTCAAATTCGTCAAAGTACTCAGGCATCTGTTCAGTAAGCTGATAGTTCATAAAGTTCTGAACCCGGTTTGCCTGTAGTTCTTTTTCTGGTGTTGCCTTACCCAGTATATTTGCTTTTACTGGTCCAGAGGAAGGAAACAGTTCCTGTGATGCCTTTGATTGAAATTTTACTGCTGACTCTATTAACAAAGGATGTACGGCTGTACAGGCACCTTCAAAAGGTTCTGATCCTTCCTCCAGTTTTAATCCAAGTAGATCAAAGCCTCTTTCAAACATGGATTCCCATTCGGCTCTGGAATCCTTGTCTGCATTAAAATTATCTATAACATCATGAGCTATGGAGGCCAGATCTTCAGCTTCCAGTGTCTCAGACAGATCTTCATACCATTCTGTAATCTCTTCTGAAGCTTCCATTTCTATATTAGACTCTTCTCCAAAGTCTACCATAACACCCCCATCAGCAGGATCAACCTCAAAAGTAGGTTCATTAGGCATAGGTTCAGGTATCATGGGAACAACATTTGTTTCTCCTTCTGGTATCTGCTCATAAGGATTACGTTCTGTTGCCATTACATTTTATCTTCCTTGGTTGTACAATTGCAAGATTCTGTACAATCTGTACATGTACAAGGATCACATTTACAATCTGGATTAGAACATTTTTGAGTTTCAGTTTCCATTTATATCTCCTACCCTATTCTCCAATTTGAATTTGATTGACCTAAAAAGGGCATCTTACCAGACTCGAAATGTTTTTTCATTTTTGCTAAAGTACCACCCGGTGCTTGTGGTCTGGCTTCCCTTTCAGGAGTTGGTTGTTCATTATAATAAGCCCATTCCCAAGGAGGTGTTACCTGAGAAGCTTCATAACCTGTTCCTTCATCTCCATATTCAGGATTGGCATGTTGTAGATCATCTTCATATTTCATTCTCTGTTCTTCCTTAGATAACCCTTCATATTCATTAATTTCTCTATTTTTCCAGCCTCCTAAAGATTTATCGTCTTCAGAAGAAGATGGTATATAAGGAGGTCTTTCTGATACAGGTTCCCATCCTAATCTTCGTTTAACATCTTCAGGATCTCTACCGGGACGTAATCTATTCATAAGTTCCATCAGATATTTATTTGGTTCTCTGGCTGGTCCTCTTGCCATTCTTTTAAAATATTTATCCATAGGTGTTCCTTCTTCAGGTTCTGGCTCTGGCTCTGGTTCAGAGTCTGTAGGAGAAGAAACATAATGTTCAAGATCAGCATCAGAAGGTTCTTGAATATTACCACCTTCCTGTCTTCTAACAGGAGTTTGTTTCCTAAGAGCTTCTAAATACTCACCTTGCCAATACTCAAGATATCGACCTTCTAAAAGACCATGCTGGTTAAATTTCCCCTTACCAAGCCATTCTTCTATCTGTTGATGTGTCATATTAGCTGCTTTTTCTCGAAGAGATATTTCTTTTCCAATCTTTCTTTGAGGTACTAAAAGTAGTGGTTTTTTAGGCTTGCTATTTTTTGACTTGGCCTTTTCTATAGCCTTAAGTACTGGAGGTATTGTATTTTGCTTATTTAATTGTGTGAAACCCTTACCTTTAGCACTTCTTGACGGATTAGAACCAAGATTAACTTGTTTAGCTGGTCCTTTTGGGTTAGGTAGTCCTTCTCTTACTTCAGTTGCCATTCTTTTTATATCTGCTGGTGTTAACTCCTTATTCTGAATCATCTCACGAACCATTTCAGGTGTAACTCTAATTTCTTTTAACGCTTTATCCACCAAAAAAAACCCTGTATCGGGTTTTGCTTCTGCTAAAATTTTTTCTCTTATAAAAGGATGCTTAGTAACCCATTGTATATCATCTCCTAAATTAGATACTGTTGATCTTTGTAAAACTTTCT